AAAAGCTCGAAAGTCCCATCTTCATCATATTGCCCGGTTTCTGTTCCATCCGAAAGTATCACGCTGATACTTCCAGCCGTCACGCCGGACAGGGTGAATTTGACCGTATAATTCTTGGCGTTGACAGCGGCGTTCGCTTGCTCGAGGTCGCTGTCCCCAGCCTGGCTACCATCACAAGAAGCGGTGCCGCTTGAGATCGTCCAGCCCGTTCCTTTTGTCCAAGATGCGTCTGAGGCAAAGGTGCCATTGGTCGTGAGTTCCGTCGGCGCCGTGATCGTCATTTCCTTGTAGTCGGCGATCGTCCCATCGTCGTTGTATCGATAGATGGAGCCAAGATCGGCCGTAATAAAATGAGGGACCGAACAGGTCAGCGTCGTGCTGCCGCTCGTCGCGCCGGGATTCATAGTCACGGAATCGGGCGTGAATTTGAAATAGGGCTGCTTGGTTGGTGCGCCGGTGGAATGAACCTCGAAGGCAAAGGCACTTGATGTAAAGCTGGTCGCGCTGGTTCGCAGGATGCGCGTTATCACAATATCCTTGTGGCAGATAATAATCGTGTCGGCGCTCGATGCGAGGGTCAGCTCCCTTGCCTGCGCCAAGGTCCAGGGCTGGCTGCTCAATGTTTGAAGCAGCGTCCCGCTGTCATTGTAGACAAGCAGTTTCGTATCTTGGAAAGCCAGAACATAATCCTGTCCTTCCGTGAAGGAAAATTCATGCAGGACTGTATCTGCACCAAGAAGGGCGCGATAGCGGGTGCCGGCGCGGCGCCTGGCGCCACCCTGAACCAAGAGAGAGGCGTTTCGCAGCGACCGCGCGCCAGCAAAATAGGTCTTCAAGTCAGAACGCATACGCATCAGGGGATCGAGTTCCCCTGACGAGAAATTCGTCTGAAAACCCCGAACCTTATTCTTGGGGTTTGATTTCGGATTGCGGCGACCGGCGAGAGCCATTTAGCCCCTCCGTCTATTGATCAAGCTGTTTGTCTTCATGGGCCGGGCCGTCTTTGACGAGCCATCGGCAAAGCGGGCCTTCCTGTATTCGATTTCTGCCATATCATTGAAATGAGAGGCGAGGTAGGAATCTTGCATGATCCCGGCTGCAAAGTTTGAGGCCAGATCAAAAACCACGGCCTTAGTAAAATACGGAGGCCATCTTTCTTCGCCCGCCGAATAAACGTAATCGGCAATGACCGTATCATCCGAAGTCGCGTTGCAATAAATCTGATCTTCGTAACGATCAAATTCAATGCGCTGATCGAGAACCATCACGGCGTTAAGCAAAAGGATTATTGGATCCGTTGGCATCTGATAGGCGGCGTCCCAATCGTTCAACGGCACAGCGGCCAGGCGCGACAGGGTTGCCTTGCCGGTGGCGAAGCGCCAGCGATAGGACGTTAGAGCCGCATCCACGAGCGGCTGGTAAAGAGCTTCGCCTACCACCTGCTCGGTGGCCGTTCCGATAAACGAGGAAATGGCGTTGGCGCCGATTAAAGCGAACGCCTGGTTGGCTACTTCAACGGCGCTGGTTGCCATTCACGGCTCCTATTAAAAAGCGGGGAGAGGATCAAGCCCACTCCCCGCTCGTTATTATACTTCCCTCAAGATTAGGTGTTGGGCGTGATCGTAACCTGAACCCAAACCTCGCCGGCGGTGGCAAAGGCTGCATCGCCAACGATCTCGATTACATCGCCCTTGGTAACGCGGGTACTTTGCGAGCCAGCAACCGAGGGCGTCCCGGTATCAATGACATTGACGGCGGAGCTGTCGCCGACAACACAATCCATTCCGATCACCTTCTCGCCGCCCAACTCAACAGTCAGGGTGCCGCCGGTCGTGACGGCTTTCTTGACCACGGACGAGAGCCGCGAAATGTGGCCGGAACAAGGCGCGATCACGAAATGCGACGTTCCAGCGAGCAAGTCGGTTTGCTCGATGAAGGAATCGCAATAGATCAGCTTGTCCGCATCGGTATCGGGGTTGATTTCGACGCCAGCCCACAAGGCGCCGGCACTATCGAAGGCGGCCTCGAGGACAATCTCAACGCCGGTATTCGCCGTGACCGCCGCGGTGGCATGGGTCAGCGAGGATGGCGCGTCGGTGTCGTTGTCGCCAACGGCCGCCGAGTTCGCCACAACGCAGGTCAAGCCATCAACCGCCGTGGTCGCGTATTCAACCGTCACATCGCCGCCGGTGGACGCGATCGCTTTCTTGATCACGGTCGAGCAGGCTTCGATGAAGCCGGCAACGGGGGTGATAACGAAATGCGACGTTGCCGCCATCAGATCGGTTTCGTTGATGAAGTTGCCGATCAAGATGTTGTTGCTGGTCGCATCGTAGGGGCTGATTTCGACCAAGACATAAATCTCGCCAGCGCCGGCAAAGCCGGAATCACCAACCAGCTCAATGTCGCCGGTGCCGCCCGCGGCCAGCTCAGGAACCAAGTTGGCAGCCAGGGTCGGATTGTCGGGCGTGCTGGTATGAACCGTTCCAACGGCATCGCCGGCGGCGAAGGTCAGGGAAAGGCCGGGGACCGCCGTTCCTGCAAGTTCAATGGTGAGCGTGCCGCCGGTGGTCGTGATCGCCTTTTTGACCACGGCCGAAAAGCGGGTGATGTAGCCCTTAACGTGGGTGAACAGAAAGTGAGAGGTTCCGGCAAGGAGATCCGTCTGCGTAAGCAAGGTGCCGAAATATTCTTTCTTGTGTTCATGGACGCGGCGGGAGCCGTCGACCAGATCGATATGAACGCCCGCCAGCTCGCCGCCGGAGCTGATCACGTAATCAGCCTGGGCATCGGAGCCGGAGATTGTCATTTTGTCGCCGGGAGCAACGCCGTTGCCGGAATCGCCGGTGAAATACCCTGGCTCGTTGATCGTCGCCAGACTATCGCTCGAGGATTTGTAGTGCCACAGGCTAAAGCCGTTGCCGTAGGCAAGGTTCGAAAGATTTACTGCTTCATAGGCCATGTGACCCTCCTATAAATTGGCGACCACCTGGCGACCATCTGGCCGCCAAGTGGTTACCATCTGTTTAGTCGCCGTCCGTTTCAACAACGGTCGTACCATCGGAGACATCGACGGTTGAGCCATCATTGGTAAGGACGTTGCAAAAGCTGGTGGATGGGACATTCGTATCGATAACGATAATCAAATCCCGAACATTCAGCATATTAACAGCGTCGCCCGTAAAATAAGCGGCGGTGTTAACGTCGGCAATGGCGTCTGCCGATGTGTAGACCCACAGGTTAAACCCGTTGGCCGTCGCCAGCAAAGCAAGTCCTGATATTGCGAATGCCATGGTTCACCTCCGGTTAGGATTCGTCGATGGAAACTTCGATGATACCGAGTGCATCAACGATTATGCTTCCTTGCGACATCTTGTTTACGACCAGATGGGCCTGCTTCTGAACAACCCAACCAATGTCTTGAGAGACATCTTTGCCGATACCATGACCGAGCGCGGTCGTGTGATAGGCGAAGGTCTTGCGAATGTTGGCGGCAACGTCGAGGCCCGAGAAGGCGAAGACGAGGAAGCCATGCCAGCGTTTGGCAACCATTCCCTGAGCGTAGGGGAGCTGATCGGAGCCAACATAATCCGCCTGAGCAAATTCGTTGACGTCCATCAGATCCGACCAGCCCGCATGGGAAGTCGGCCAGAACCGCATATTGTCGTCCGGCACGTCGTTGTTGCCGAGCGTTTCAAAAGCGGTATGTGCTTTGGCTTTGGTGTGGCCGGCGGATCCGTGAGCCTGCTCCTGGGTCGCGGCGTCCATGGCAACGGTGATCAACGAATCGGTCTTGCGGCCGAGAGCGCCGGCGCCCGCCTGGGCGGCGAGGTTCTTTTCGTCGATGTTGGTTTTGAGCATATCGAGATCGTCGATATATTCCGCAGCATAATGATCCGTCATCGTGCAATCGATTGTCGTGTGAGCAACATTCATGACGGGAACATCGCCATGGCGCGACTTGGTGGATGCGGTGCCTTTACCATATTTCTGGAATCGAACGTCTTCGCCTTCGACGGCAACCTTGCGGCGGACCGTGTTGCGAAGTTTGGTACCCATGCGCTGATAGGCTACATGGACGTCGGACTCGAATTGGCGAATGAACGCCGTTGAGATTGTGGGTGAGGCCATTGGATTTCTCCGTTTGATTCAAAGACAAGGTTTCAGTTCGGACTGAGGTTGTGCCTTCGATCGTCGGATATTGGTTGTACCGCCTGGGCGGGGCCGGTCCGAAATCACAAAGGGGCCGTCTGTCTATTTTTAGACCTAACGCATAATTTCAATGAAGGGGTATGCACAAAGAGAAAACGGCCCGCCTCGATCCGGCGGGAATTTGGCGGGCCGTCCCTCTGGTATCTACGCGGGAGCGTCAGGATACCAAATCTTCATATCCCTTATCGACCTTCGCAACGAATTCAGGGTCGATCTTCTGAGGGTGCCAGTAACGCTCGTCGGCTTGCATGGTGCGGAGCTGATTCAGTGTCAGACCGCCCCCGCCGCCGGCGGGACCGCCAGGCGAGAAAGCTGGCTCGCCGCCGTTTCTCATGATTTCCTCAAGGGCCATGATGCCCTCGGACGTCGAGGCAAACTCGGCAACCGCATTGTAGGTTTGCTCACTGAGGTTTTTCTGCGCCCACAGATTAACATGGGCCACCCGATCAATGGCGTTGTCTCCAAGCTGTCCCATTTCGGTATCGAAGTTGGGCATTTCGGCAAACTTGGACCGGATATACATTTCGACGCCTTTATCGAATACGTCCTGGCCGAAACCCTGATCGAATGCGAAGTCCTTCCAGAAGACCAGCATGGGATCGGTATCCGAAAACTCGAACGTCATATCCTCGGGCATATCGAGGCTTTCTGGAATCCGGGTTTCGTAGCCCTCGGCTATCTCCGGCCGGTTGGCGATCTTGTCGGCTGCCATTTCATCCATAATGCCTTTGCGGGTGGTGTCCGACTTCTCCCGAATCTTGGTGCCAAGTTCGGCATAGGATTTGGAAAGTCCCTCGACGTCAACGTCTTTGGTATCGGCACGCCAGAATTTCTCGTCCACATAGTCGGGCTTGCCGCCTTCCTCTGCGCCGCCAGACGGCGGGGTCTTTTCCCCTCCCCCGCCGCCGTCGCCTCCGTCACCGCCGCCATCCCCCGCAGCGGCGTCCGCTGAACAGAATTTGGACTTGTTAGAAAAATTGAATAATTCGAACATTACTTTTCTCCCGCTTTTCGCTTCTGTTGAAGACCAAGATTGATCCGCGCACTTATCAGGCCGACGATGAACCGCCCGCCCTCGAGGTGACGCAATGCCGAATCGGATTGCTCCGGCCCGGCCACTGAGTTGATTGTGATGCTTTTCAGGTAGTCCATCGCCTTGACGCCGGCGGGCGTCCCGAAGACAACCTCGAATATCTCGTTGATCCTTGCATCTGCGAGGATGGTCCGCTCCCTACCATCCGGGCCGATAACATGGGTCGGCTTCTTAGACGGAGTGGACGCCATTCCCTAGCATACGGGTTGGTGCCAGGCCGCCAATCTCGTCGTTGCCCTTGACGATCCGATCCGTGACCGGATTGCCGCGAACGCGATGCGCGGGAGCCGGGGGCGCGGCCTCCACTACGGGTTCGGCTTTCTTCTTTGCTGGTTTCTTCGCCATTATTTTTTCCCTTTCTTCTTCGACTTCGTTTTCTTGGCCGGCTTTTTACGGCCGCCGTAGCCAATACCTTTGGGCATGATGCCTCCTATTTATCGAACAGCGACTTGGCTCTGTGCCGGCGCTTCTTGCCTTCGGATTTGCGCTTGGCCTTCGATGCCTTAGCCTTCGCTTTTTTCGCGCTGGCGGCAGCGGCTGCTTTGGCCGCAGCATTCCCATCGGGCTTTTTAGGCTTCGGGGTAAACCCGGAGTATCCAATTCCTTTAGGCATATCAGCCTCCTTCGTTGCCGGGTGGCGGCTGCGCGGTGCTGACCTCGGCGGTTTGCGCCAATGCGGCCTCGAGCAATTGCTTGGCAGCCTCCTTATCGCGGATCAAGGATTCCGGCACGCCAATCTTCTTGCCGACATAGATCGCGGTATCAGTGGCCTCAACCACGGCATTAGTCATTTGCGGACCAAAGCCGCCGTTCAGAAGTTGCAGCCAGCGGCCGACCCGGGCGACATCTTCGTTATGCTGCGCTTGGGCCAACGGCGAGGTATTCACGATCTTGACCTGGCGGCCATTGATCACCGGGATTTCGATCTTGCCCTGCTTCTGCAGGATATGGACGGTGCGCTTCAATACCGGCGTCACCAGCTCCGTATGCAAGCGCCCGAAGGACGAGCCGATCTGGCGCGATAGATCGGCCATTCGCTCATGTACCTCGGTGGCTGACATGGGGGTACCTTCCGGCGCGCCGAGCGTTTCGTTGAATAGCGCCTTCTTCACATTGTGGCGCATTTCATTGAGAATGAATTGGGCTGTCTGGAAATCGCCGGGCGGCTGCAAGGGCTCAAGGCCGCGTCCGCTCGGCGATCGGGGAATGATCGTGCCGGCGATCAACTCGATGGTATCGACATTGATAATACCGTCGTCGTCGGCTTGCCACATTCCGGTGATCGCCATCGCCAGGTTTTCGAGGCCCAGCTCGACCACGGCGTTCAGGGTGCGAATGTCGGGCATGGCGTTGTAGAGCGGGCCGCGGCCGTATGTCTCGCCGCTGGCTTTCGACCAGCGATAGGCGATCATGGGATTTGATCCCTCGCCAACGAAATCGCCTTCAAACAACTTGTGCGCCGGATCCTTGATCGCCACGGTGAATTGATAATG